TTTCAAAAAATGAATTTCCTGTAAGTAATTTCAACGTTTCCTGAATCATAATCTTTCCCTCCTATTTCTCAGCAAAAACTAATACATTACTCCATCTTCCATAGTATTTTCCGTACAGTGCCCGAACTCTTACATAGTATTTTCCATGCACCATTTCACAATCATCTTTCTTGCAATCACACTCAAGAGCTGCCCAATGGGCTTTTGGGCTTCCGGAAAATTTATATATGTAAGTCTTTGTCTTGTTTTTAAATTTCGGGTCTCTCGAAAATTGATTCTCGAATCCGGTTGCCTTTTTCACAGGGGTCCACTTGTACTCTATGACTCTCCTATCTTTTTCACTGTCGTATTTGTTCTGCACTGCTGTTGCCTTAGGCCGTGGAGATACCGCTGCATAAATCATGTTTCTATAATTATTTCTACTAACAGTCCTTGCTGAAACATTTGACGGAATAATCATTCCGGCTACAAGCAGCATTGCTAACATTAAACATAATTTCTTCTTCATAACTTTTCCTCCTATTTTACAATTACTACGCCTCTGTATGTTTTGTTCGTACACCTTCGTACATTTTCTTTCTTAACAGTTACTACACTTTTCTTTCCGTCCGAAAACCTCCAAATCTTTCCCGTTTTTGAGTCCACAAGCAATACCACGGTATGAATCAGGTTGCCCTCTTCAAACAGTACCATGTAACCCTTTCGCAGCTTTGCTTCCAGCTGAGCATTTGTCAAAGACTTATAATATGTCGCAGGCTTACCAGAGCAAATCTGATTAATGCCTTTTGCAACCTGCGTCAGAGGATACTTCGCTCCACGCGTTAGTTTTTTTCGAGCATACTGTAAGACCTGTTGCATGGTTTTCTTTACGCCCCGAAATCTTAAAGCCATGTAGAATCCTACAAGGCTGCATCCATGGTGTTGAATAAAATCACTCTTGAAATCATGCTGACTTGGAACAGGAATCTGTCTTCCATTGTCTAAAATAATTCGCCATGGATATTTCTTTTTGCTCTTCTTATTTTTGTTTGCTGCTGTTCTCACTTCAATCACCTCCTTGAGAACTAAAAAATACACAATAATATCAATAAATATCATTGTGTATCATGTAAAATATTATATAATTACTATATCGACCCTTTAGGATCGTTTTTTTAATTCCTTTCAATAGCCGCCTATGGCGGCTATTATTTTTACAAGTGTTTCTCTTGAATAAATTCCTGAATTGCTCTAATATGAGTAATTAACTCACTATCAATTGCTATAAAGTTTCCTTTATTATTCTGGCTTTTAATGTTTCCTTTTTCATCAACCTCTGAATATGTATAGGCAACTCTATCCCCTTCTCCTGTGATCAGGTGCGTAAATGATGTTAGCTTCTTCATTATGCTACCTCCAATTCTTTATAAAAATTATCTACCATCTCTGCTGCTTCTGATGCGTAATCTATGTCAGTAAAATCTTCCTCATCGAAAATCTCAAGTCGTTCCGTTTCGTAGTCCTTTTGACGTGCCTTTATCTCCCAAGCAAATTTCAGCCCCGGTGTGCCAGCAACTTCAAAATAGGTATCTTCTTTTTTCTCTATCCACGCATCCCCTTGTCCTTCTTTCTGCAAAAATACTTGATACTCAATGTTCGTAACTATCGTTTCGGAAAAGATATCATCAATCATGATAATGCACTTTCCGTTTTCGTCTAAAACAGCTTCGCCTACATCGCCGAAGACGGGTGACGGCATTTCGTAGCAATATAGGCTACGCGTTGCATAATTCTCAGTATCTACTATTCGTTTTTTTGTTCCTGTGGCATTAAGGTTTTTTGTTGTTATACCGACAGGTTCTATTTTCGTTATATTTCCATTATTATTATTTTGTACCGTTATAAAACCGTCCCCAAGTGTCACTGGCTTATGCCCATCCTTTACTTGTAAGGTTGTTGCTCCACTTCCGCCAGCCCCGCTGAATCTGATATTTCCATCTCCATATTTTAAACTTCCATTGGTATCTATTGCTAAATATCCCAGCGAAAAAGCACCTGTTTTTTCTATTGTACATTTTGTTCCTAATACGCAAGAACCGTCTGATTTTATCTTTGACGTACCTATCGTTACATTTCCCAATTTGTCAACCTTGAAGTTTGTTCCTAATGCACATGAGCCATCTGAGTTTATTTTAGAGGTACCCGCTGTCATATTGCCGGCCTTATCTATCTTAAAATTTGTTCCAAATATACAAGAACCATCTGAGTTTACCTTTGATGTGCCTGCTGTCACATTACCAGATGCATCTATTTTAAAGTTTTCTCCTAATGCGCACGAGCCGTCTGGATATAGATAAGTCGTTCCGAATCTGGCTTTTCCGTTAGAATAAAGTACAAAACTTCCATAAAAATTAGAGCCTTCTCCTATCTTTTTTTGACAAGATAATATCCAACTGCTATCCGGGGCGCTTTGCAGCGGCGGTTGAAAATATACTCTATATGTAGTATCGCCCGATGCAACATCTTTATATATTGCTGTATTATCTACATTCCAGCCGCCAATTATCGCTTTTTTAGTTTCTACGCTTCCATCTGTATTAATTTTGAAATAGTTGTTTGCCGTTACTAAGCCTTCTAGTTTTATTAAGCTACTATTAATAGTAATTCCCTCTGTAGACATATTAATTTGACTAATGAGTGAAGATTTATCTGCTTTGTCAGCCCACTGTGCGCTTTTTGTAACTGTAGCTACAATTGAAGAATCTGTTATCTTGACAGAAGCTTCTTGTTTCCATGTCTCCAATACAGACACTCTATCTTTTGCAGATTTTAAATCACTGCTGCTTGCGTAATCTTTTAACAATTTATCCGTATTGGCATTCGCGGAGCTTTCTGCATTTGAAGCATAACCTTTTGCTTGTTTATCTAAATCACTTTTCGTAGAAGATAGAATTTCCGAGGTGACATATGTTTTTGATATAGATAACGAAATTTCGTCTACTGCCGCTTTAATAGCTGCATTCATTGTTTCTGTTGTACTGTAATCATTACTTAGTCTAGTACTAACCTGCGAAAGATTTGCTGATAATCCATCTACGGTGGTTTTATACTCAGACAACTTGCTATCGAGTGCTGTGTACTGATTTGTCACAGAATCGTATTTTGTTGCAAGATTTGAGTATTGTTGCGTAAGTCCAGAGATGTTCAAATCCAACTTTCCAAGTTTACTGTACATTGTAGTTCCGCTGTTTTGCAGCTCTTGAATCTCGCTCTCACTGATGAGAGTTGCTATCTTCCCTTGTGTAACAGACACGGATGTCTCTGCATCTAGAAATCTTCTTTTTATTGCATCTTTAGCGAATATGTTTACTTCTTGTTCTAATCTCATGTTTTCTACCTCCTTTCTGTATTCTTTTGTGAATCAAATAGTAAGGGTTCTCAGATTGTTGCGACAGGTATAAATGATATAGATAATCCTCCTACCGCAATAATATTGAGAACAACAGTCAATCCTGTTGGCCTTCCTGAAGGTCTCGGCAGCAATGGGTGTATTGTTATTCAACAGAATCCGAACAATGCTTTTAACTGTCAGCTTGCTTTTTCTTTCGGAAGTGATAAGATTGCTATACGCCGAAAAAGAAATAACAATGCTTGGACAGACTGGAAGTACTTCTCTGCCGAATAAAATAGTAAGGCTGTTATGGAGCGCAAGATTAATTCATCTTTTGCTGATATAGAAAACGAAAGGACAGGATTTTATGTTATTTCATATGGTGATACTACACCTTCTTCTGATCCAGGTGCCCCTGATACTTCCGTTGCAGCACATTTCTGGTTTGTAATACATGTGCAAAGATTTGCAACTAGAAAATTAGAAATTGCTATATCTCCTTTTAGGAAGCGTAATACACTTTATTTTCGTACATATCATGATAAGGCTTGGTACGGATGGTATGCATTAACCGGCACGGATGCAAGCAATTAAACTTTACAAAATAGTAAGGGCAAAACCATCGAAACTACAATTGGAGCGGGTAAGGAATATACAGTTTCACTCGAAGATCATTCGATTTATATGTTGGTATATTATGAGCTCGGTAATGGTAATATCAACGATGGTAGCGTTAACTGTGCAGTAATTGTTTCTCGTCAAGCGGACGAAAAAACAGGCGGAATATATACTACTGCAACTTCCAGCGAAGAAAATATATCTCTGGAAAACAATATACTAAAAATTACAGCAGGCACCTGGTGGGTTAGAGTTTGCATTAAAAAACTCTAAATCAAATAGTAAGAGTCCGATTTGTTCTGTCATGCATGGAGAAACCGATCCCGAGGGAACATTTAAGGTTACTATCCCTTTAGATTCCTTTTGGATATGCTCTTTCCATGATAAAAATACAAATATCGGCGGTGCCGCAATAGGAATAACATCATTTAATTCCAGTATCGCTTACAGTGGAACCCATAACAACGCAATTATAAAAATTAAAGGCAATGCGAACGATGGCACCAAGTTTTACACGAACTGCTCTATTGGAGAATATACCATTGCTATTTTTAAAAATTATTCAATGAAATAGTAATGGCAAGTATGAAGGAATATTCACATTAAAGCCGTCAATAACAATGACCTTTCCAATCAAAATGAGACATTCTTATGTGCTTCTTTTTAAATACATAGACCAAGACACAATAAAAAGCATTCGTGCCTGCATTATGTGTTCTAAGCAGAGAGAAGATACAGAAGGGATGACTCTGTGGCTTACTCAAGAAACAGAGTCTATAGCCATATTGATAGAGACCGAATCATGTTCTGTTACATCTAAAAATTCCTGGATTGCTTTGTCTGTACATGAGCTATAAAATAGTAAGGCTGCCGCCTTAATAGGTACTGCACAGCAAAAAGATATTACTGAAATACCAATAAACGGAGTTCTGAAATTTGCACTTGTTTTTTGTGACAATAATATGTATTTTGCAAATACCAATTCAAGTGGAACTCAAGCTTTCGTTAGAGCTGTATCAGCACCAGAAAAGACTGTAACATGCACGGCTATCCAGAATAAGCTTATCATTCGAAATGATGATGAAATTGCAAAAGCTTATATGTGTAAAATTTTTTAACACTATAAAATAGTAAGAGTTTTTCCGTGAAAAAAGTATCGAGTTCAGAGGCTGTTTCCTTGCTGGACGACATCAAAAGCAATTGCATACTTTCTAATAACGATAATGAAAAATCATTCATTGCAATCTCACTGTTTAACTCTTGGTACGGATATCAGATTATGTTTTCCGGCGAATCCGGAAACATTCGGTTTCGGACGTACTGGGGAGGTAATGGATTCTCCGATTGGAATACTCTTCCCATTTAGCCTAACAGCCTGCTTCTCCTCTTTTTCCTTATCTTCTCCCTTAAATTTCTTTTTTCTTTTCACGCAAAATAAACCGCCATTTCTGCCGGTTTAAAAATTCGGTATAAAACCACTTCATCAGGCTATATATCTTCTAAAAGATGCTTTTACATTTTCCTCGCTAACAGTTACATAAAGCATGGTCGTGTCTGGTTTCTGATGACCTGCGTAAGCTTGTATCTCCTGTAACGGAATACCTCTGTTCCCTGCGTCTGTAAGCAACGTCCTACGGAACTTATGTGGATGAGCATGGATACCTGTCTTTTTTCCCAAAGTCCTTAGCATTGACTGTATCGCCTGTTTTCCCAAACGGCTGTGTGGCTGCTTATTGCTCACAAATAGAGCTGGATTCATATCTGTCCTTGCAAACAGATACTTTTTCAGATGATATGCACATTCATCTGTTAGATACACCTTTCGTTCTTTCTTTCCTTTTTCTCCGTAAATAATTACCTCTTTATTGCTCCAGTCTATATCTTTTCTGTCTAATCTTATTACCTCTCCTATTCTTGCTGCTGTTGAGTATAAAAACTCCATAATTGCTATATCTCTCTGGCATTCTGCACTACATCGCAGATGTTCCATTTCCGCTTGCGTAAACGGCTTTTTAATCACCTGCGGTACTTTTATCTTTTTTAAACGTCTCATGGGATTCTTGGGTATGTACCCCTCATCCGACACCCATGCAAAAAAACTTGATAAATATCTTCTTATCGTATCAAGATAGGACATGGATATTTTCCTTGTCTCTTGGTACATCGCAAGATAATACCGTATATCATTCGTTGTGATGTCCTGTAGTCTCTTATTCAGTGTTGTTATTAATCTTGTTACACAATCATTATAACTTTTCAGCGTTCCTTCTGAACAGTTTTCGATTCTCTTGCTTGCCAGAAATGTTCGAAGTATTTTCTCCCAATGCCGCTCCGAAGTTACCAGATCTGTACATTCCTGTTTTACTTCAATGTTGTGAAATTCCAGAACTAATACGTTCTCTAGCTTCTGTAATTGCTCATTGTCTAAAACTTCCTGCATTCTCATTAAAATTTTGCTCTGAATCTTCTCAATTTCAGTCATAATAAGCACCTCCTATGGCTTAATTTTGCCATAAAAAGTGCTTTGTTCACAATTGAATTAAATGGGAAGAGGAAAAATTATAACTTTGTCAAAGAAATTGTTGCGTAAATATTCTTAGTGGTAATTTTGAGAGTTTGATAATCAGTCCAGGATACGATTCCTTCTAAATCTGACATAATTGGAGCGATAAGCCCATTGTGCCCTTCGCCACTTCCAGGGACAATGATTGCCGCGCGAGCTTTTGTGATATTTCCTCCTGCAACTTCGGCGCAAATTAATAAATAGCATTGTAGTTTATCTAATACATAGGTTTTTTCGACATCCCTTGCTATAAAATCATTTACGATTCTTTCGCTACTTCTTCGGGTCTTACTATTTAATTCATTAAGAGCTGCTAGTAAAGTCTTATTTCCCTGGTCCAAATTAAAGGTCTGTGAGGTCAGGTTTGATAAGATCTGCTTTGTCAGGTTTTCAAGGGTAATAATTCCTCCCTCGTTCGTATCTGGGTCTAAAAAAATGAGTTTTTTTCCGGTTGGGATCGTTGTTGTTTCTGCGAGTGTGTTTGCGTTTACTCCATCTGCTGGTAATGACATAATATTTTCCTCCTATTCTTCGGCATTAAAGCATATTGCTTTTTTACTCAAGATGAGTATTTTGCCGTTTAATATTAATGCTAATTGTTTATATGTTGCAAAGCGTCCAACTACTGTTCCGCCGAACATATAGTCTTCATTGTTTACTGTAATTGAATATCCATATCCAAGAAATTCTTGGCCAGATTCTGTTTTTTTTCGCCAGGAGTAATTTTTCTCCGGATATTCTCTTGTGATATCTTTGCCCGCTTTATACAGCACTGCTGAGATTGTGGTAGTCTCATCTCCGTTATCAGTATACTGTGTGTTGTATATCAGTGTTTTATCAGATATTTCTTTGACTTCACTTGTTGTCTCACTTAAAGTTGCCCGGATGCCTTCGAGTCCTGTTTCGATGCTTGTCATTTTCTGACTTGCATTTGAGGCTTCGTTTTTTGCCGATTCTACGTCTTCGCTCATTTGAGTGTAGACTTGATTTAGTGTCTGATTCTTTTCATCAAACCAGATTCGGCTGCTATTGATTGTCTGAACACTGTTATTGATTGTTGTAAAGAGGCTGTCGATGTCTAACTTATTTGCTGAGATTGCTGCATCATCACTGACCATCTTATTTACAATAAGTCCATCTGCAATAGCCCCCTCTTTGATGCCTGTAGAATCAAGTAAGATACCTTTTCCCGTCTTATCGAAAAGAGCAAAAGTAAAATCTCCATTCGCATCCCGTCCAGCTTGCATTCTTATTATCCCGTCTGCATCTTTCCACTGTTGCGTTGCTCCTTGAATCAGGATGCCGCCATCGTCCGATAAGATTCTAAATTTATTTGTGCTGATATCTCCAGCCAGTAAGTCCGAAATAGAAACCGTCTGCATAACTGCTGTCTGGATTAAAGCTGAGTCAATCACAGCGTTTTCAGATGTCAGATGAATGTTTTGTAAATCTCCTACTCCAGCATTGCCCATAAGCACATTTTTTAAATTTGCGTATTCGCCTTCCAGGATTCCTACTTTCTCGTAATCGACATCTAAATTTGTAATCTTTGCATCAATCGCTGTGAATTTATCCGCTGTAAGGTTCTTGAAATTACCAAGTTCTCCGTTAATTTCTTGCACATTTTCTTTTACAACATCCAGATTTTTAATTGTTGCGTATGTGATTTTTGCGGTATCTACATCAAGCTTATTGATTATTGCGGTATCGATCATAACAAGTTGTGCATAATACCGTTCCATTTCTTTTGTCTGAGGTCCTTTATAACTGTCATTTGTCTCAGCTTCCGACAGTCCGGCCGCTTCGATAGAATATGTTAAGCCTCCATCATATTCCCACTCCAATTTGGCTACAGGGACTTTATAAGACTCTCCGCTTAAATCTTCCACCGTGATGATGTCCCACACGTCTAATCTAGGGTCACCAAGCATTTTTAGTGTTCCCGGCATATAAGAGAAGCTCTTTAACTTCTGAAAGGCACTATCAAGTATACCCTGTGTCATGAAAGGATTGGAGAAACTTATTGTTCTTGCTCCACTTCCGGACGAAATAGAAATGCTATTTCCATCTTTGTCCTGGCCTGTGTAGCAGGTTAATCTGTCTACTGTGAATAAATAATCATTACGTTCGAAATTGCCCCAGTAGCGTCCCGTTCCTATGGTGTACTTATTATCTTCGTAAGTGTGTATTTCAATTTGCCCTTGCCTATTACATACAGCAAAGCCGGCATACATTTGAGCAATATAGGACAGAGTTTCTCGGCAGCTATAACCTTTCGGGATTGGCATCGAAATAGAAGAAAGCCCCGATGTTGCCACCGGAACTTTTGTTATTTCTTCAATCTTTTTTAATACCGAGATTGTATCTGTTGTTGTGCCGTCTATCGAGAAAGGACGTTCTGTTTGCATCATACGGTCATATGCGGCGAATTCTATCTGCTCCTCATTCTTGGAAGGTTTTCCGGCGGTAAAGTAGCCGATTGGGATATATTCTTCTACGGAATCTATATCCATGCCAATTTGTAGTAAGAACTCTTTTCCCTCAATTGCGCCGGCGCAACTCATTGTTATGGTGACATATTGTGAGACTGTAGAGCCGAGTGAAAAATCATCTTCTCCCTCTGAACCGCCGGTAAATTTCACACTCTTTATATTCTCGATCGATACATCATCACAAGTAAGCAGGCATTTAAATGTTCTGGAATCCTGCTGTATCAAATTATTGAAGGCTTTCGTAGACTGATACACAGGACCACCTCCTACTCAGTCTCAGTCATGATGCAAAGTGTATCTATATCAGAAAGCGTTAAGGCATCATAACGGAAATCATCGTATTTTTCGATATCTTTCTCTGAGATTGTATGAAGATTCACTTCCGTATCGATACCGAGAAGTTCTTCTAAATCTTTATTGAATCTCTGTGTATCTTTAAATACATAGCTATTATCTTTAACAACTGGCTTTCCTTCACTGTCTTTCTCTGTATGTTCCTCAATAATTTTCTCGCGAGCGACATTATAGGCTTCCGCCGCTTCGGCAAGACTTAATATATTGCGGTGAACCGCATATCCAATCTTGATTGGGAGTTTCTTTTCTTTTAACGCTGTGCATCCATTGATAAAATTAACGATATCTCTATTCTTTAACTTCATCTGTAGTTCCTCCATCTTCAATCTGATAAAGCATTTCATCAAATGCCGCCATATCCTTACGGCATTCTGTTTTATTTGCTTCATATAACTCTTTGTCCTGGATATTCTTGCTGTAGTTACTTTTGCCTGACTCTGGAATCTGCGCAGTCATATAGACCGCTGTCTTTCCGTCAATCATAGAACTATAACTTAACGTTGTTGATCTTGTTCCTTTTAACATAATGTTCTCCTTATTTCTCTATCAAGTCTACCGCTACCCCCTGATATGTTTTTACACCTTTGTAATAACTATAAACAGGGTAAGTTGGTGAGCCTGCGTAAAATTTCTTTGTCACTCTCGAATCTGTACCTGGGTCTGTGAATGTAACATTGAAAAATGCCGGCTTTATAGCTTTGTCTATTACCGTAGCTTGTTGTCTCGTCAGAGGTGGCCAAGCGCATTTTAAAGTATATTTCGTGGCAATAAGATCGCCAACCATTTCTCCGCTGGCTGCCCTTCCTGTATTTTTAGACCAGATTTTTTCTTTTGTGATTGTGAGGCCATTTAGCTTTAGGGTGGGCATTGTTACACCACCAATAATTAGCTCGTTACTCATCTGCCCACCTCCTAACTAAACACCGGTTTCCCGGTTGACTTTTGATACTGCTGCCCTTCTTTTCTGACGACTTTGAATAACTTTTTCGAATCACCTTCCAGATAGATATGTACATCTGTATTTTGATTCTTATCACTATTAAAGCTTTCCAAAGCATTTACCATCGCTTCAAATACACCTGCCCGGATAGCATCTACAATCTGATTATTGTTTGCAACTGCGTTCTTGTTTCCGATTCGTCCAACCATCTCTGGGCCGTTTTCTCGTGCGACAAACATCTCTCCCGCATCAGGAAAACCTCCTTTTGCATACCAGTTAAGGGAAAATGAAGGGGTCGAAAAACTTAGACCTCCTACATTGTGACTATTCCATGTTGTTGAAATATGAGGAAGTTTAATCCTTACGGAAGCAAAGCCATCTGCAAAGTTCTGAATCGCATTCTTTCCGGTTTTATACAGGTTGGGGATTGCCTTTGAGATTTTCGAAGGAAGATTTGACAAAGTGTTGTTCATTGTCTTCCAGTTATTGTCCAGACCATTTTTTAATCCAGTAATAACCTCTTTGCCACGGGAAGTTACCTTACCTTTCACATCTCCTATCTTCTGATAAATCTCATTTTTAATCTTCGCTACATGATCCAGTAAGTTTGATTTCTTTACCGCATTCCAGCCATTCTTTATGCCGGCGATTGCATCTTTTCCTTTATCTACTAGCCATTCTTTCGCATTACCAAGCTTTTCTTTAAATTCACCTGGGAGCTTTGCTATCCACGAAAGGACATCTTTTATTTTATCCTTAAGGCCTTTCAGAAGTCCGCTAATAATATGAGTGCCCTGCTCTGCCATAACTGTTGATGGAGAATGTATTCCGAAAGCCTTTTTGAATCCATCAATGAATGGTTTGAAAATATTGTCTTTAATCCATTTGGCAATATTTTTTATTCCATCTTTGATTCCCTTTAGGATCCCTTTTGGAATGTTGCCGCCACACTCTTCTATTTTCTTTTTAAAATATTTTTGCGCACCCTTAACTGCATCTCCAATCAAACCGCCAAGAAGTGCTGCCAGTCCACCAAATGCCGCTCCTATCAGCTCAAATACCCTGTTTGCTATACCAGTCCAATCAATGTTCTCGAAAAATTTTTCAATGCCTTTTACTGCTTTGTCCCATTTTACATTTTCAATAGCAGTTATCGCAAAATCTAATATTCCCTTGATTCCATTCGAGAGTGTTTTTCCGGCCTTTGCCCAGTCAAACGTATCAAACAGACCATTTATTGCATCTGCAAGGGCTTTCCCGGCTTTCTTCCACTTGAAGTTCGTAACTGCCGTGTATACCGCTTCCAGGGCTGTATTCAAGCCATTGCCAATGGTCTTTCCTACAAGATTCCATTTCGTTGTCTTGATAAAGGCGTTGATTGATGTGACAATGCCTCCTACAACATTTCGGACTGTTTCCTGAATCAGATCCCAGTCAAGCCCCTCCATTGCGCCGTTGATGCCGTCACCAACCGCTTTTCCAAGAGGGTCCCAGTGAAAATTCTTTGCAAAAGTATTAGCAAAACTAAATGCTGTATTGAGTCCTTGAGAGATTGTATTTCCTACTAATCCCCAGTCTACTGTCTCGATAAAGCCATTTAGGAAGGTTGCAATACTTTTTGCTATCTTGTTGCACGTCTTCTTGATTCTATCCCATGGAATGCTCTCTAAGGCTTCATTGATTTTCTTTCCGACCATCTGGCCGATTTTCGTAAAGTCTCCTTGTGCCCAGGCATCCTTCAACATCTTGGCTAAGTCTTTGTATTTATTTGGGATTTTCACTGTCTCAAACATATCGTTTGGACTTAAACCGCCGCCAGAGGAATCGGAGGAGTTCTTATCATCCAGCTTATTGATCTCGTCAAATCCCATAAGGGTGCGCTGTAAATTTTTCGCCTTTTTCGAGCTCTTATCAAGACTTGCTGCATAATCCTGGTTAACTTTCTTCGCCTTGACGAAAGTTCCCTGTCCAGCCAAGCTTGCTGTAAGCTGTCCAAATGTGTTCACTACCGTGATGATTTTCTGAATGAGAGCGTTTAATATCGGTGTTATCACTGTAAGGATTGGGGCAAATGCAGTGGCTAAGGAATTCTTAAGTTGTGTAAGTGATGACATTAATAGCGAAAGGTCTGCATTTGTCTGTTTACTATACTTAGACAGGTTCTGCATTCCTTCTTTTACGCCACTTAACGCTCCTTGTATGACAAAGCTCGCAAACATGAATCTCGCCGTCATACCAAGTGTGCTTAATATGCCTCTTAATCCTCTGCCGGACTGCCCCATTCCATTCATTGACTTTCTGGCTCGTCCTATAATAGGAATACCAGAGGTAAATTTCTGAATCAATGCGGCAAATGCTCCAGAAGTTCTTCTAATAACGGTTGACACAGAATTAAATACTGCCCTTAATCCTCCGACTGCTCTTTTGAGACCGCCCCATCCTTTTGAAACTAAATTTACCGCGGTCCGTAAGCCACCTAATGCTTTCGAACCAATGTAAGCGGTATTTTTAATCACTGTTCCAAGCACGGGGATATTCTTTACAGTATTACTTATAGACGAAGTAATCTCTTTCATTTTCGCTGGTATCTGTTTTAAAGAATACGATGCTGTAGCCCCTGCTGTTTCAAGTCCGCTACCGCTGCTTAATTTACTTGAAGCAACTCGCTCTGTATCTTGTCCTCTTGCAATCATAGTGATTCTGTCTGAATTATACCTGCGAGCCTGCCTCTGCGTCGCTGCTATCTGTGTGTCGATTCCAGAGGTATCTTCTTTCCTTGCCTGTAAATCACGTTTCTTTTGCTGAAGCTTCTCTAAAGATTTATTCGTTCGGTCAATATCATCTTTTATCCTTAAATAATCGTCTGTATAAACTCTTATCCCTGCCGCTAATTGCGCTTCTTTCACGTAATCTTTCATAGACTCTTTGAGTTCACCAGCTCTTATATCCGTTATTGTTGACTTGATTCTTTTGCCTACCTGTTTCCACGGGGCAGCCAACTTATCTCCAGCTGTATTTTTAAAACTGATGTTGTTCATCGCTTTCTTGATGGCATTACAAGCTTTCTTAGCTTCTGCCTCACTCTGGCTCATCTCTCTTTTGAAAGACTTCGAGTCTCCTTCTATCGTAACCTTTAATTTTGCAAGGTCTTCACTCATATTTCCACCTCCTTCCTTTCAAAAGTAAAAGCCAGGTTTACTCCCGGCTCTCAAATTGAGCGATACGTTTTCGCCAAGCTTCTTTGTATCGCTCTAATTCTTCCTGTTTTCTTCTTTCATCGTCTAGTTCTTTTTCCTTCGCAAATAGTTTAGGATAATAATCCCAGGCTTTTATTGCTTGCCCACCTTCTGAAAAAGCTGTGGCTAAGTTCCCTGTTATCGTTTCTGCTAAGATAAAATTATCCCATATTACTTGTTTTCTTCTTTCTTTTTCTCTTTTGTAGTATGCCTCTAAGCAATCAATGATTTCATTAACAGATAAACTCCAGAAGCGTTCCGGGCTGATGCCGGCATATAACGCTTCTGGATAAAGATACATCAGGTACTCTGTTGTGGTAGTTATTTCATCTCTTCCATGATGTCCTCCACCTGCTCTGCCGGGAAAAAACCCGAAACAACCAGTGTAGGGATAATGACTTTTGTATAAAGACTGAACTGATCTCCACCATCTTCCTCTGTCCACGTGTCATACAGTTTTTTGATTTTTGTATAACTCATGTTATGTTCCCAGTTTTCCATTGCCGCCTGAATGATTGTCAGCATAACAGAAAGGGGTGGAATTTCATCAATCATGTTTATGATGTTCTGGTGATATTTGTTTTCTACTCTTTCAACAGAGCCTGCCTGCAGTTTTAACTTGTAGTCTCTGCCTGCTACTGTCCAGTAATGAAAAGGCTTTCTCTTCTTTTCAATCTCTACTACTTTTTCTTCTGTTTCATTTACTTCATCTAATCCGCCAAGATTTTCGTTCATCTTCTACCTCCTATGCTGGGTCTGTACGTTTGATTGACTGTACAGCGATAGTTGCCTCAAATTCGATTACACCGTTGACTCCACCGCCGGTACGTTTTACTGCTACCTGTCCTGTAAACTCTGTTATTGTCTTGTCTGGAAGTGTTTCCTGAAAAGTCAATACTGTTCCCTTATCCGCTGCCGCGCTTAAAACTCTGTACGGAGATTCTGCTTTGGTATTATCATACTTAAACTTGTACTTCATATCTGATAAATCCCCAATTCCCTTTTCATATACTTTATGGGGATCTGTTAAACAGGTATTATCTACTTTTTCAATATCTTCTCCCATTTCCGGGATTTCTTTTAATCCAGGAAGATCCTTAAATGTAGATTCCGCGCCGCTGGCTTTGTAGCCTAATTTCGTTCCATTTGCTAACATATGTTCGCCTCCTAATTATTCCAATATACAAGGTCTGAATCCATATCAATGATCCCTTCATACCTCATCTGTTTATGTTTGAGTCCCGAAGGGTCAGGCACATCCATACAGGCCGTTCGTACTAAACCAAGTGTTGCGATTTCTTTGTCCACCTGCATTGCCGTCTCGGACGTACTCTTGTTATGCCAGATATCAATGCGATATCTGACTTTTGCTTTGTCTTCTTTGTTGTCTGTGCGTTCAATAACGCTGTTGTCTTCCTCAGTGTACTGGATCACCGGGAACTGCGCCCAGTTTGCAGGATAAACGTCTGTGACGTTATCTGCTACTTTACACAGTGCAGCGTAAATCTGGTCTTTTACATTTTTCATTTATTTTCCTTTCATTTCTGCTTTAAATCCTGTTCTAAATGCACTTAAGACTTCTTTTTCGTTATCCTTTAAGGCTGGATACATAAAAGGGTAAGCAGGATTACCTGTGCACTGATAAAAACGCCCCTGTGATGTGTCAATGTAAAACCAGCGGTATTTTTCCGCTACCCTTCTATCTACCTGGCTTTCATGAATCCACCACGGGGACATCTTATAAACTGGGGAGATATCTGGAGAAATCCCGGCATGATGTTCCTGTCCCTTTTTGCCTGTACCAAACTCAATATACGGGGCATACGCTTTATTTGTGTAACATATGCCCTGTACAGTGTCGCCGTTTTGCCTTACTTCTGTGTGGATGCTCTGTCTAAGTTCTCCGGTGTCTTCATGGCAATTTAAGACTGCTGCCGACCTTACTATTTCAATCGCCTGTGCTGTTGCCTGCGTAAGGTTTGTTTGTGCAAGTTCTCTTAATTTCCTGCCGAGTTCTTCCATTCCTTCTACTGCCATAGACTTTCCACCTCCAGCGTGAGAAAACGATATGGTTTTATCGCTACGACTTTATGGTCTGCTTTGTAGACGAGCCTTGTTTTTGTACAGAAAAGAACCGCTTTATCACCTAAAACAAGAGCTTTGCCACCGATACATAGTAATTTCGGTTCGAAAGCTCTTTCCTTTTCTATTGCCTGATAGAGACTGATTCCATCAAGTTCCAGAATGTCAATGCCACTATCAAGAATATAGTGCAGGTGTCCTTCTTTGTCTGGTTCAATTCTGTAACCTTCTGCTATGCGAAGATTCTTGATATAGTTTAAGCGACTGCCATATTGTTCCGCCTGTACTTTGCCGGATGCCGGCCAACACTCTCCCCGGAACGGCATATCTAAATCGTACCGTTCTGTTACGCAGCCTTCATTATCTTTTTCAACAATCCTCTTTCTGTGGTAATATGTATGCAGTCTATTCTCCCGAAGCCTCATAAACTTTCCCTCCCACACGAGCGAGCCGGTAACGGTTTAGGATGTCATAAATCTGTTTTGGTGCATCATCAAAACTATAAGACTCCCCACCCTCACTCCGGCTCTTTTCTCCTTCGGTACCTCGTCTGTTATAAGCAATCAGGGCAAGATCTCGCATTGGTTTTCTCAACTGAGGAATCAAATTCTTTCTGTTTGTGTAAGAAAGAACTGTTTCTTTTGCATCTTCTAAGAGGATTTCTAGCAAAGATTCGTCTTTGCATCCAGTAAGGGCTTTTAAGATTTCTACATCTTCTGGCACATTACTCCTCCTTTAATACATCAATAAGCTGCTGCTTATTTAAAGAACTTGTCCCCTCTAAGCCTTTTGATTTTGCAAGTTCTCTTAATTCCTGTACAGTAAGTTCTTCTAAGTTCTGTTTAGCTTCTGGGGTTTCTTCCTTAGATGGGGGATCCTCTGTTTCTGAATTGTCTTCTGCTGAATCAGAAGGAATTTCCTCTGTCTCTAATTCAGCATAGCCTCTGTTTTTCCACTTCTGAATATCTGCGCCTTCTGCTTCTCTTTCTACGTTTTCGTTAATTAATCTCATTATGATGCCTCCTTGATGCTGATATAGATAGAATCTAATTTGTTATCTAATACCCAGATGTCGTGGAAACGTCTGTAATCCATCTGCCATGCATTTAATTTCTGGTTTACTGTTGGGTCAAAGATACGCATGATATCCTGTTTTGTGACTGCGATTGGTGTGGTTACTGGGCAAATGAAGAAATTTAAGTTCTTTGCAGATGTGCCTTTCTCGTATCCACCCTTTTCCTGTCCAGAAGTTTTTCCATCATTTAACTTAATCGTGCTATACATACGGTTTGAAGGTGTCCCGATAATCGGAACTCTATCCACGGATGGCACCTCTGTCTGGATACCTCCCTTAGAAAATGTTGTCACTCTGATTTTATCCGAAAGCTCCAGTTCTAATTCCATGATGAAATCTTCTGTTGCCTGGCAGATTAACGGTCCGTTATAGCCGCTTTCTCTTATCGCCTTGATTCCCTCTTTAATCTTGCGGAGTGCAGAAGTTCCTGTTGCTCCTGGTGTGTAACCTTTGCCAATCATGCCGGCTTTATTTGCCGTAAGAACTTCCGTTGCAATCTTCGAAATACGATACGCATCAATTTCGGGAATCACCTGTGTTCTCTGAAATTCTCCCATTGCCGCTCCTGCTGTCGGGATAAAGTTAGATTCATTAATATCCATTGGGTCTATCTGGAATAAACGTCCACGATCCTGCGTCATTTTTCTTGTTTCATACTCCAGCGTAACGGAGCCGCGCTGGTATCCAGCCTCACGGTCGTAATCTCCCATTCCCTGAATATTCATTTTGGGAATCTTAACTTCCGCTCCTCCGTTATAAAGTACCTGTCCAGCATTAGCATCCATCCATCCGGTTGTAGCTTCCCTTACCGCTATCTTATCAAGCATTGTCATGAATAATGTTGTTGTTGCTAATGTATTGATTGCCATGTATTCTCACTCTCCTTTTTAGTTATAAATACCCATCATTGCATTGTAAACCTGCTTTTCAAGGTTGTCCTGTCCACCTGTCTCTGTTGCTTTCTTTGGCGGCTTATCGCCTTTTAATTTTTCATCGACTGCTGCTTCTACTGCCTTCTGGAAGGTATCTTTTACAGTCTGCATTGACTTTTTGCAAGAATCTGCATCCGTATAATCAAGAACCTCTGCAAGTTCTACTGGAAGACCATCAGAAGTTAAGGTATTTTTTGCTTCTGCCATCAGTTCCGCTCTTGCCACTTTCTGCTCTCTTTCAGAAAGTTCTTTGTCCCTTTTGTTCTGCATATAGGTTTTCTGTTCGTCTTTTGTCATTTTGGCCAGCTTTTCTGCTTCGGAAAGCTTATCATCTGTTAAGGCTTCCCACTTCTCCTGTGCCTTTCCTACAGCTGTATTCACTGCTTTCTGTACTCTGCGGTCAAACTCTGCCTGATTCCCTTCCTGTGCCAGAAAATCATCAAATGATACTGTTCCCGTCCCAGCTCCGTTATCGTCCCCACCTTCGGTTCCACTACCGTTTCCTGGATCAGCAAAAAACTGTAATCTCATTTTCATTTTGTGTTCGTGTTTAAATTCTTTCATTGTTCTTCCTTTCCGCCCAGCCAATTCACACTTGTGCCCAGACCATTCAGTTTTGAAGTTGCCCGTTTCTTTAACGTCTGACGGAAAAAGACATAAAAATAAGACGCTTCACCCTGCGTCTTTTAGGGAGATATCTGAATCACCTCCTACTTCTTGTTTGTAATTGTAAACGGTACAATAGATTCTGGAATATAATTCACTTCGTACTTATATTTGTTTACCTTTGCGCCTCCTAAATCTTCAATCACATACATAGAGTCCCTGTTTAAACCAATGATCTGTTTCTTATAAGTCCCGTCTTCCGTTTCGCAGATTAAGCTGATTTTCTTGCTATCGGAAGCATCCAAAGAAAAGGCTCCGACAAGTTCAAATTCTACTTTGTCTGTTCTTGTGTTGATAACTGCAAATCTTCTTAAGACATTGAAGTTATCCGCTTCTTGTGAGACGTTATTGGATACCTGACTTGCTTCCGTGCACCCCACTAATGCTCCTGCGGCTAACATTACTACTGTTACTGCTGCTAAAATCTTCTTTTTCATTTCTGTGTTTCCTTTCCTTCCTTGATAATCTCCACCATACCCTCTTTTACAAGATGTTCGGCACGTTCTTTGCTTACTTCAAAGACTTCGTCTTTTTCTTTGATCTTGTTTAATACAACATCGTTGTATCGTTTAATGACTTTGACTTTCATCACTTGTCTCCTTTCTTGTGCCGGCGCAATTACAGTTTAAAACACATGTTCTGAAACTTCTTATAAGCATCAAAGTATAACTCGTGCTTATCTCCGTTATATGTCAGCTCATAATACATTCCATCCGGCACAGTCGTGCTCAGAAGTGCTTTGCTGTTCTGTAATGTCTTACAACTCCATACCACGTACACATCCTGTGCTGTGATCTGTTTTCCATCGGTCTTATCCATGTGTGAATTTGTATATTCAGCTACTTTTTCCTTACAAAGCCTTAAAAATTCTTCGTTTCCCATCCCTTGCCTCCTACGCATGTTCAATCCTCGGAATTCCATACTCAACTGCACACTCATGCTCAATCTTGCATTCTCTTGCTTTCTGCCAGTCTTTTGCAAAATAGGCGATATCAGCATCAGATAAAAGCTCCAGGGACTTTCCAAGAAACCACAGTGGTTTTGTTCCTACCGGTGCTGACCGGAAGAAAGAATCAATAACCTCTACAGGTTCTCTCAACAACTCTTCTGCTGCTTTGATTGCCACCTTTCGCTCTGCAAGAATCTCCTCGTCTGCTTTGCCATTCATTGGCTGACTGATAAATAATTTCTTCATGTTCTTCGTCCTCTCTTTCTTAAAAATGGGTATAAAATAGCACCTTAAACACTCTTTTGTATTTAACGTGCTAATAATTAACAATTAAACATTTACCACCGAGGAGTAATGCCTTGCCACCTAAGACAAGGATATAAGGGTAAGTCTTTCTCACTCCCATTCGGTATAAAACATCTTTGTCTTTGCCTATGAATCCATATGCTACCAGCTCAGGCATTGTACTTCTACCCCCTTCCCATGGGTAACGGTTGAAAAAATATAGATTGTATCAGAGCCTTTGATTGTCATTCCTGTTACAACCTGTGCCGTTCCGGCTGGAATCAGTAATCTTTCACTGTTTTTTTCTCCTGCGGTAAATCCGGCATAAATGTCGCCTTCTGTAAGATTCTTCACAAGAAACTCTCTTCCCATCACATCAAATTTAAAAGCATATTCTGTATTTGCTGTGACTGCTTTCCGCTGCATCTTAAATACTCCCATGTAACCTCCTTTCTGGAATAAAAATACCACCTATCCTTTTCTGATAAGTGGTACTATTCCTTATGATTTTTACATCTCATGCAAATTTCTTTATATTCAGGTACTAAAAGCACTCTTTCCGGCACTGTCCAATCAGGAGCAAGTCCCTCTGTAACCATGTGAATATCATAGCATAATGCATCATCAATCGTTTTTTTGAATATTGGACACATGATTTCCTCCTGCATATTTTTCCACCGCCTTCCTGATTTTCAAAGTGTTCTCATCAAATTCTTTACTCGAAAAAGCTGTTCTTATATTTTTATTTTCTACGTCTACATATGCCGCTCCATCTTTGCTATAATAGTTTACAAACCGTCCATTCCATCTGGTAAGTGAAATGTCTGATTTTTTTATAAAGTTTTCTGCCTCTTCGCGTCTAACCATATGTGCCCATTCTGCATTGATATGATTTGTATCGTATGTATAATCAGAAACATCTATCTTTTCTGGATTTACTTTTGGAATTCCTTTAATACCAGAATCTTTGAGAGCCTTTCCAATCTCATAATCTGTCTTAGTGTTTCCAGGATTCTTTTCAAAGTATTGTTTTAATGCTTTGAGTTGTTCCCATTTTTCAGGTTCATTATACTTCATTTCCTGGAAGTCTGCAAAATGTTTCGGCATATCTTTTCCTAAAACTTTTTGATATGCGTCAAATTGTCTTCGGTCTTTGGCTGCGTTTTTTACCGCCTTTTCTTGCGCTTCGGCTTTTGGCTTGCCTTCAACATATTGCTTGTACCACTCTTTATAAGTCATATTGGCAGGAATCTTTATTGTACGCCCCGTTTCGGGGTCGTAGGCGTTTCTTTTCATGTTTTTGAGGATTTCATCATCTACAATGTTTATCGTCGTGGAACGGCACCATGGATGCATTGGCGGGTAATTCTTCCCGGTCATTGCTTCTGACACCGAGAATGTTTTACCGTCTAATCCCCGGCACAATTCGCTGGTCCTTAAGTCCAAAATTGCCACATAACGATATTTTTTTATTCCCGCTTCTTTGTAGGCCCTCTTTTGCAGTTCTCCATGTACAAAGGCTGACTCTGTTCTTACTAATCGTCTCGCCTGTATCATGCCAGTATGAAATGTTTTCTCAAAGGTCTGTGTTGTTTCCCTGTCAGTTCTTCCTGTGAGGAGGCTTATTATCATCTCTTCCTTTAGTGCTTCTGCAAGGTTTTGCGTGTTCTTCCAGATGCGTTTGGAATAGTGTTTACCAGACCAATTTATTGACAATGCATGAGCTATCTCTTTTTCAGAAATATTAGAAAAAGCAAATCCATAGCCTGTCTGTCGTTGGGTATTATAAATGGTTTTATAGTAGCTGTCTCTGGCCAGATTCTCAAAAAATGTTGTGTCAAACTGTTTTTCTTGTTCATATACATTTTGCATCAAGAAATCTACCTGCTGCATCATATCTTTAAATCTCTCTATCCTGCTGGTGTATGCCGGAGCTTCTAATACTTTTAGGATGTCCTGTCTTCCTTTTCTTGTTTTCTCGTTTCTGAGAGCTAATAAGAGTTCATCTATGGACGCTTTATCCTGCATCTTATTTAAGAGTTCCCATGCCTCTACTTCGGAAAGTCCGTAATCTTTACGGTACTTATCAAATACATCTCTGGCTGCATAGGTTAGCTGGGTCAATGTTTTTCGGTAAATCCTTGCTATTTTCTGTGCAGTCCTTTCTGCGTCTTCCATTGCATGATACATGTCCCATGCCGCTCTATTCTCCCAGTAATCACTCATCTACATCATCCTTTATATCTTTGTTACCCGGTGGTGTATTTTCCTGCATACCAAATAGTGCCTGCTGCTTTTCGATCGCTTTCTCTTCCTCTTCGTCTAATGCTTTTAACTCTTCGTCAACATCTTCCACGAAAGGAATCTGAGAAAGTAATGTCTTTCGACTTACTTTTCCCCAGAGGTTTGCTATGATCTGGGAGATTTCAAGAAGATTCTTTGGTAAGGCTCGTGTAAAAGTTGGGGTGATTCCAGAGACATCTATCTGTTTCCCTTTCAAGTTAAGGAAATTAGCAAAGATACGAAGTCTCTTTCGGAGTCCTTTTTTATAATAGCGGGTTTTAATCTTTGTGATATTCTCCATGCCCAACAATTTAAACTCCATTGCCACACCGCTGACGTTACCGCCGAAAGATTCATCTGTCATGCAAGGAATATGAGAAAACTTGTGAATGTCCTGTTCGATTGCTTTTTTCAGAATTTCCACGCCGCTCTCATCAAAAGTTCTTGTGAGGTACTCTGCTTTCGCTCCTTCCCCTGGTAGCTCTAACACTTTCCTCTTTTTCACTTTTTGCATGGCAGCTTGTACGCCGTCTTCTTCTTTTCCATCTTCATCTATTACAGTATCATCTGCTAATAACGTTCCATAAAGAGCTAATATCGAATCAACAAACTGCTCTTTGTCTGTGATACGATCACTCATCAGTGAGTTATAGGCATCAATAAGGGGAATCTGTAGTTCAAAATCTCCTATTGCCAACTTATTGTTCTGGTACTCTATAATCGGTATCTCTCCCATGTAATGGAAAGTTGGTGTTTCTGTTGTCGGCTGTATTGTTGGTGTGTTCTCAATGTCCAACTCATACTTATAATTCATTGTCACTACTGTTGCCATGTAGTGATCCGGAGACTTACTGGAATCATCTTCCCTGACATAATAATAGACAGCAAAGAGTTCATTTTCCTCAATGCTGTCGTCCTTTACCATGAACGTATTCTCTGCTGAGATATTTTTAATACAAAGAGTTGTTTCATTCTCTTTCACATAAATATATTCATAAGCTAATCCATAGATAGAAAGTTCTAATCCGTTGTCTCCGTCCGCTTCATCTGCTCCTGCAGCTTCTAAGGCATCTGTTAAAGCGGTGATATCATCAGAAGATTTATAAGATACTGGATTGCCGATAAAGTAACTTACTACTGTGTCGGAGATGTCTTTTGCATGATTACATACGAGCTTGTTTTCTCGCTCGGTATCTTCGCGAATCTTATGTTCTCCCCGATAATATTTCATGTTTTCTTTCATTCTGCCAACTTTGCTTATATGATTATTAATTAATTGCCGAATCACCTGCTTATCTGGGTTTGTCTCGTCAAATTGTTCTTGTGGTATTGTAAATGTGTACATCGTTCTCACCTCCTTATCTTTGCTTTTTTCATTCTTGCCACTCTGTTACTTAATACTGTGCTACAAAAGTAGCGTGCAGCATCGCATCCGTGATCGAACTGTTTTACCGGCTTTTCCTCTCCCTGTTCTAATGCTTTTTCGTCCCAGATGTAGGAAGCAAATTCTCCGATTGTATTTACGCACGACTTCTCAAAACAGATTTTGCAAAGATTTAATAATGTTCCTACGAGACGAATTCCGTCCAGCACATCATTTTTTGCTTTGAGTACTTTGTAACCTCGCTTTCGCAGCTCCGCGATAAATGATGCTGCAGAAGGGTCTACAATGATTGCTTTTATCTTTGTTCCGTCAAGCCATTCTTTTAAGTCATCTGCGTATTCTGCATCGGTTTTTTGTTTGCCTTTATCTCTACCACTGTAATAATACTCTCTTGTACAGTACCAGACACTGTCTACTCCTTTGTTCCACAGAAGGAATACCGTTGCGTTCTGGGTACCATAGTCACAGGAAACATAACGATTTTTATTTATAAGTAAGCTATAGAATTCTCGGATATCTTTTACATGTTTCTTTTCATCGAACATATCGTAAATGATACCCTCGGCCGCTGCCCACAACCCTTTGATGTATCGCTTAAAGAAAACTCCTGTGTACATTGAACGATATCTTTGCTTAATCTTTTCTGATAGAGAAAGATTATCGTCCATTGTAAAGTGTAAGTACAAGATTTCCTTTAGTCCGTGGGCTTTCCCTTTTTGGGCTGCTTCTTCTTTGATTTTCTTTGTTTGCTCTTTTCCCAGATAACTCATTGATTTATTTATCCAGTTTTGTTTAAACCAGTGATAAGGTCCATCTGGGTTGCAGTTAAACCAATATTTTGAGCCGTCTACAGAACAACGCCCTGTCGCCTGGTTTACGAAAGACTCTGGCATCAGAGCAACTTCATCAAAAAAGATCCCGGCCAAGGTGATTCCTTGGATAAGGTCCTGCGAACTTTCATCTTTTCCACCGAAGATGTAAAAGTAATTCTCTTTTCCTTTTCTTTTGACGATAACTAGATTGTCGGAACGATGGTCTTCGACTTTATACCCTCGACTTGTGAGCATTAATTTTAACCAGAAGAGAACGTTTCGTCTGAAAGAACCAATCGTTTTTCCACACATACCGAAGTTTTGTCTGTCGAATGTCTCCATTGCCCACATCGCAAAGGAGAGCGACATGGAGACTGTCTTTCCTGAACGGATTGCGCCATCTGCTATGATGCCGTCCATGTTGCAAACTGGTGATTCTGGCATCCACCAGGTAAGGATTTTCTTTTGCTTTTTTGAGAATGGTTTGAATTTAAATGCTGCTTTCTTTATTCTTCTTCCCATACTTCGGATGCCTCGCCTTTAAGCGCTTCTAAGAAGCCATCATCTTCTGTTTCTTCCTCATCTGGATTCATCTTCTGTTTAAGAGCTTCTGTTCTTGCTTCAATTTCTTTGATTCTCGCTCTTTGCTCTTCTTCATCCAGAGTTGTCTTGGTTTCTTCGTTCCATCCAGAAAAATTATTTCTCAGGCTGAACTGCGCGCCACTGGTTCCATCCCTGTCAAATAGTCGCTCTTCTGTATATGCTTCTATCATTGTCTTTGCGCGCGTTATCGTGTCCATAAATTCTTTTTTGCCTTGATAATTAAGTAAAGATGTTCTGGTTGTAAAACCCAGGGCGAGAGCCAATCCTGTGACAGTTGGCGGCCGGCAGTTAATAACTACTGGTTTCCCCCATTTATTCAGAACTGGCTCCCCATTATCATTTTTTAAGATTTCGCCTTCACATTTTTTAAAATATGCATCAATTTTTTCCTCGATTTCTTCTTTAGTTTTGTACTTCGGTGGTCTTCCGATCGTCTTTTTTGTAGCCACCCGACCACCTCCTCATGTTTATAAATACGATTTTAAAGCTTTGACGATTGCTCTACTTGTCGCACTGGCATTTTTTCCTTTTCTCATATATTCGGATACACCTTCCGCTACCATTTCATGTGCTGCTTTCCCTCTGGAGCTGCTTCCATATTTGGATACAGCAGATAACGAACCCCCATTCATCTTCTTTGCTGTTTTTAAAACCTGTCTATCCCATTTCCCAGATTTTCTCATATTTGCTTTTTCTAATACAGACAGGCCTTTATTATTTTTATGCATTGCATAGTCCGAAACAAGATGCCCTGCTTCGTGCGTTCCTATTCCGTATGCTGTTGAATCTGCTACGTGATTTGCTTTTTTGAATTCGCTATTTTTAGATGAGTACTCGGTTCTTGATAAACTTAAATCTCCAAATCCATTCACACTAGCCATTGCTTTCTTGCTGTCGGTTACTCCAACTCCATTTAAAGTATTTAGGGGTATTCCAAATTCATCGAGCGTGTCTCTTACACCATTTAGTGTTTTATTTACCAGTGCTTTGTTTAGTCCATTGATGTCAGATTCTATTCTAACTCCTGCTCCTTTAAAGCTACTGATCCCGCTTCCTCCGCTCATCCCACTAGACGAACCTCTACCACCCATCGCATTTTGCCTCCTTAAATTTATCCTGAAACGCCTTGATCTTTACAATATTCTCCGTACATTCTTCAGGAACAGAACCATAAAAAATAATGGTCTCCGGCTGTAGCCTTCTGACCATCTCTTTATACCCTAAGATAAATAATTTCTTTGCTTTCTTACTTTTCTGCGTTCCCACACTGGAAACCGCTACCGCTCCACCTTCTGGCTCCCCATCAAAGCACCATTCGTACGAATCTGGTGTACTCCATGAGATTGTTGGAATAACATCTATTCCATTTTCTTGTAAATATGCTCCTATCCAGTGTTTGCGGTAATGATTATATATCTGTATGATCTTCGGGAAATCTGTGTAAGTGCTAAAATCCGGGGTCATAACATATTTAAAATCATATAACATGGATAGATATCTGTCTGGGATCTTCCATAGCCGTTCAAACTGATAATCGTCAAGGAAGAAGTGTATTCCTTTCTCTTCCCGTTTCTTTGCCTGTGCCGCATAATTAAATCCTATAAATTCGCAGGATTCAAAGTGTGTAGCTTCTATCTGCGGTATCTCATATGGTCCCACGCCCTTAAAAATTCGTTTATTCAGATTTTCATAATTTCTTGTATTTCGATAATTCATGTATGTTATCACCTACCTATATCTTCCCCTCCAGGAATCGAACCTGGGACATTACTCTACCACTGAGCTAAGGGGAGAATTAAAACACGCATGCCAGTACCTTACTAGACAACCGGTTGCCGCCCGATAGAAAGGAGGTTAACAAATACCACAACTTATGTTAACTATGGATTGCAAGTGCTGTACATTGTGTCGTTAAATTGCATAAGAAAAACACCCTGCAAAATACAGGGTGTCTCTCTGGTAAAAATATCTCACAAAAGAAAAGATAAAAGGATGTGCTTCCTTCTGTCTCCACTTTAAGTTTTATCATAATTCAAGCGAACGTGACCGAACATTTTTAAATTTTTTCAAAAATATTCTACTCTTCTTCTTCGAAAAACCTATTTCCTTTCATTCTACAGCTATTTTCCGTATAAATTCTTTTTGTTCTAGAAAACATCTCATTCATTTGATGAGCCACTTGATTCCAGGTCAATCCCTCAATATAGTGCATTCTGAACATGATTCGAATTTCGCTTTTCTTGATAGATTCTATGTATTCTTCTATCTGATTCGTAAGTTCAAGGAGTTCATCTTCCTTCATTTTCAAGCGTTTTCGTCTCGAAATAAGTAGCTGCTTTACTTTAGTATGTTCGGGAATAGGAAATCCTTCAACTACAAAATGCTGTATTCCTCCCATACCGCCTGACACTACATCGCTTACTGCTCCCTCTTGCTCAATCTTCTCTAACCTTTCTTCTGTCATTCTTATGAGCCTCCTAAGCTCTTTTATTTCAGCTTGCATATCACAATACTGAATTAGGACTGACTTTTCCAATGGAATCACCTCTTCCTTTAATAGTCTTTCATAATCTCATGCTTTCTTCTACATTCCGTAATATAAGAGCAGATAAATTATAAACACCGTACTAATTACTACCATGCTTCCTAATATTTTTGTTAATTTCATTTTGTCCCTCTTCATGTAAATATTTATTAATCACATAATTATTTCTTATGTTTTTTCACTTTACAAATAAACTAGTTATTATTTCTTATGTACACTGTTTTCAAGTCAAGTGTCTCTTGTTTTTTATGTTATTTTGTAAAGTTTCGCTTATATATGTTCATGGGGCCGAATCGGTTCCCAGTGTTTTTGAGCATCCCGTTCAATCAACCGATTATACCGCTCCACGAACTCCATTTCGCCGATTTTCCTTTTAAATAACATCATTGCTAAGTCTTCATAAGTATCGTGTTGAATTGCGTCTATACGTTCTTTAAATTCCTGTCTGCTTATTTTACCTTCAATAAGCAGACGCTCTAAGATTCTATATTCATGACTCATAGGCTACCTCATTATCTTTACCGCCGGCTTTTCTAGCTGCCATTCCGAAGGGTAATCTCCTTTCGTTAGGTGGCATATACCGCCTTCACTCCCCATGGGGCATTCGGCGCAGCCCTCATTGTTTTGATAGCTCTCGCAAGTTTTTTTAATAAATTTTAATGAGTCATAGAGTTTTTTATAATCCATCTTTCTCCTCCTGAACAATCTCTAAAACGTCTACATCTAAAATCCTCGCTAATTTTCCAGCTGTGTTCGGCAAAATATTTTCTCCTCTTCGCATCTTGTAGTACGTAGGTTTTGGAATTCCCGCTGCTATAATATCTTTTACACTTATATTTTTTCTAGCCCTTGCAAGTTCAAGCTTATTTTTATCAATTCTCATTCTTCCTCCTCCAAATAATTTTTTCCGAACAGTCGCATAAATTCTTCGCGTGTGTGAGTTTTTTCAAAAGCTCTCTGTCCATCTTTGCGAAGTTCTCTCATTAACTCTGCATTATTATGCACTGCTTCTTTTCCGCTTATGTGATGTTCTAAACATAAATAGACTTTTAATCCTTCTGCTTCCGATTTGTCTCTATTCGAACCCCCAAAGATGTGATGTTCATGGACTGCTTTCTGCCATTCATAATGTGGGCGCATTTTCATGCACAGATAGCAGGGGCTTCCTTTTTCTTGGAGGATACTTGCTTTGTGTTTTTTTCGTCTTTTCAATTAATTCTCCTTTCTCTCCGGGATTATCCCGGAGATTCAATGGCATATAGCTCTCATGGAGCATTAACAAGTTACTGTAATATGTAAAACCTCTGGAGGATGTCCAGCTATTTTTCCATCTCCTCACTTAGCCAATTCTCAACATCTATGATACTGTTAAATGTAAGGTGATGGCTCTTATATCCTATGAGAAGAATTTCGGCCACCTCTGTGATGGACATATGCTGCATTTTTTCCCATCGAAGGACTGACTTTTTATCCTCTTTCAAAACCTCTTCCTTGCTTGGGATTAATGCGGGTTTTGACGGTTTTTGCGCCGGCGCAATTACTTCCTTTTCCTGCTCCTTCTCTCCCTCTGGTTTCTCTGGGTATCCCATGTTCTTTTCTGTGATGGGTTCAGGGATATTGTTATCGGTTTCATGTTCTGTTTCACTCTGCTGAGGCTTCTGTATGTTCTCGTTCTCTTCTGTCTTTCCGACATTTCCTCTATCCCTAGTACTATTTCGTTCACCATCTGTCTCCTCCTGTTTTTTTGAAATATAATCTAATTCGTATTTTTCTAAGACTTTAGCTGTTGTCGCGGTAAATTCTTCCCAGGAAATCTCCTTTACTATTCCGGCGTATTCTTTGATATTTATCTTGTTTTCGTGAAACATGATGAACCATTTGCCTTTTCTAAAAGACCGGCTTCCGCTCGGAGCAATTAATTCTCGTAATTCTTTTACGTTGTCCTTTACTGCTACCGCTTTTCTTACAAGTTCTTGGCATATGTAGAAGTCTCTGATAAGTTGTTCTATGTCACTGTTTGCTCCTGGATCCGGGACAGACTTATTAAAACGGTTTAATTCTCTGATGTCCTCCCTGCTCGTCTGCGGAGTAATCATATTTAAGTCGGCATCAGGAAGGGCCAGCATAGCCGCAAGCTTACTTTGGCCGTACTCCAAAAATTCTGGCCGAAGTTCTTCGGAATTGCCGCCTATTGAATATTTTTTGTTGATTTGAATAAATCTTGTTGTATCTGATGGAGATAAGTCACATTCTGCCTTGGCAAATTCTGCGATACTCTTATAACCATCCTGCTTGTATAACTCATTATCATCAATCTGGCGCAGGCGGTAGCCTATCTTCACGAAATCCTTCTTTAATCCGTTTAATTTGTTCTTTGCAGAGGAAATATCCTCTTTTAATTTCTGTTTGATATCAAGCCACTCTGCGAGTGTCATTTGTTTGTATTCCATATCTGTCTCCTATACTGCCGCTGCCAGCGTTTGTTGTTCCGCTCTTTCTTTAAGTTCTCTGGTATATTGTCTTAATAATTCTGCGATAATTGTCGCATCTGGTTTCTTGTCGTATGCTCCGTACCATTGAACAATACGTTCGCCTTTAATTTCTATCGTGATATAAGGTTTCTCCGGTTCGGACTGTTTTCGCAAAAATAAGATATAGCTTTCTCCTCTGTTGTGTTTTGGCAAATAGTTATCACTGCCTACACAATGATGAAGGAATCGTCCTTCTCGTGTAATTTCCGCTGCATCTCTGGCTGGTCTAATAAGATAATCTCCGACCTTACAAGAATATCGATAACAAAGCTTTCGGTAGTTTCTTTTAATGTCTGGGTATCTTAAAGATATTTCCGCATTTCGCTCTTTAATTTTGTCCTTATTGATTTCTTCCACCATCTCACCGTGAGCAATATTCAAATCGCGCGGGAAAAGATAAATGGAATTGTGTAGGTCGTATCCAGCTTCTTTTCTCATGCGTATATAATCAAAATATCTTCTGGTTATTGCCCTGATGTGTCCTAATGTACGAGAACATATACCATCTACCACTTCACATTCTGCATAGCGTTCTAAGTTATTAATCAGACGGTCAAGTCCTGTGTAGGTAAAAAATTCTGCATCTAAATGCTCCGCTAAATTGCAAGCTCTAATCGCCTCTATTTGTCTATCGGTAAATCTCTTGTTTACTTTCTTTTCTGTCTGATAAGCTTTCAAGTAGCTTGTATCACCTTTTCGTTTTATCAGCTCACTAACACGTTCTGGATAAATCCCAAAAAACTTTGTAGGATTTGTCGCTGTTGCATCATCTACTATCTTCTCTGTGTTCTCCATTAAGGCTATGACTGTTTTATGTAATCCCAGCTTTGACAAAATTTCCACTTGCGGGTATTTATCATAAGCTTCCATGTATCTAAATAAATTGTATGAAGATTTTTTTGCCGAGAACTCTTCCGCTCCTGAATACTGTAAAATCGTATCTTTTAGATTTTCATAGCTTTGAGGATATATGACTCCATCTGAAATTTTTATATTGTAATTTCCCTGTATATTGCAGTCAATCCATATATTTTTCCCATTCCAGTTATCATGTACATGAAAATCTCTCTGATTTTTTTTACCCTTCTCGAAAAATTCTCTTGAAATTTCTGTAATAACTACCTCTTCCCTCGCTTCTTCGCATTGTTTATTTACAGTCAAATCAAATCCCTTTTCAGCCAGATAATATCTTAATACCGCTCCCGTTTTTCCGTATGGTTGTGCTATAAAAAAATATTCTTTTAGCATTTCTGGACTATCTAGTTTTTTTCTTCCTTTTGCTTTATATACCCCAGTCGCATGACACAAAGGACAGATTCCTTGCTGCCCTTCTCGCGGAGTTGGAATAACAGATTCGAATTGTGCTTCGAAGCTCTCTCTCCTTCGCGTTGCTTTCGTGCAATTCTTTTCGCAAGATGTGCAATAGATGTCTGCATAACGGCCGTGGCGCTTATAATATAAGCGATGTGCATTGTTGAATAATCTAGCGTCAACCCATTTTTTTAAGTCCGCTGGTTCCGCTGGAAGGTTAGCGATTCGGTTATTAAGTCGTTCACGTCTTGTTTGTCTTTGTTTCTCGCAACGTTCCTTTTTTATTCCGCTTATCAAGTAATTTAAAGTGCTTATCCATGAATTGTTATTTCTCTTGCCCCAGCCTCTTTCTTTTACGAAGTTCCAAATCTCATCCATTGCTTTTTCCGATATATACGTTTTCTTTTGATTGATACAAAGTAGACTAATATCTGATGTTCTCCACCAATCATCATCTGGGTAATAAAATGCCCAGTCGTGTTTTGTGAAAGTCATTCGAATATGTGGTACTAAAAGAGATTTCTTTTTATTTTCGTATATCTCTACAAAAAGATGGGGAATCCCGCATATTTCCTGTATAGTCACCGCTGCCACATATGTATATTTTTTCTTTGCTTTCTCCACTGTCTGGTAGGGTATCTTCTCTATCGCTTTCTTTTTCATCTCTTCTTGCCTCCCAGATAGTAATTTCTGATGATTTCTTTTGCCTTGCCCATTGCAGGGATGCCAAGTGTCACCTTGCCGGCCGTTACTCCTGCTGCTTTTAAGATTTCCTTATCTACCGGGACCTGATTTTTAAAGGACCACTTAAGTAATGCGGCTATGCAGCCTTTTAAGCTCTTGTCTTTTTTTCTCACTTGATGAGCCAGTAAATCATTCTCTGAAATCTGTACACGAAGATACTCCAACCAGTCTTCCATGATTCCTCTTAATTTCAGATTTTTCACTTCAACATCAATTTTCCCGTATGCTGCTGTTTCGGCGTCACATAGTTCCATGATGTCTCCTGATAGATATAACTCTACGAAATCTTCTGAAATTCCATTTTCTTTCGCCATTTTCTTTAAACTCTTTATATCTCCCTCATTAAACAGATTTTCTGCAAGGGTGTTGATCTCTTTGTAACTGCTCATTTCCCCAAATTTATCAAACATCTTTCTTCATCCTTTCTATCAGTTATCCACATTACCCACAAGACTGTGGATAACTTCTTTCTTACTACTTTCCAAAATCGCTCCCTATTTGGGATTTATGCGGTTTTTAGCAATTTGTAGTTGCTCTTTTTAACTGTTCTTGTATCCACATACTGTATTCGTGTTTCCCTGGTTCTGACAAAAGCAGATGCTCTCCGGCTTTTTCTTTCAGTTGTTTCCACAAGTCTCCGTTTGCCACAGGTTCTCCTTTTGTAGTTACATATCCATTTTGTTCCCATTTGTCTAAATTTTCTTCTAGCATCGTAAGAACAAAGGCATTTTCAGTATGGATATGTATTTCACTTGGTTTTACTACCCGGGCTACTGCTTCCGCTATGGCTTCCAGGGTAGCCCTATTGTATGTTCCTGTTGTTTCCTTGAATCCCTGTTTTGTTGCTAGTTTTCCTTTTAGTGTGCAGGCAAGCACATATCCGTATTTGCGGGTTTGTGCTCTTGGAGCTTTACTGTCTATCCCTATGTAGATATGTACTTCCATTTCATTCCCTCCTCTTTAATTTCAACAAGGTATATTCTCGGTAAGGATAGCCAGTAAACGGATTGTTTCCCTCGTGTACCGATTCCTCGTCTAAGTAATATCCTTTCGGAATCCTGATTTTATTCCAGGTTTTCCATCTTACATATGTCTTCTTTTTTGGTTCTGGCAACGGAAGATTCCTTGATGCGGAATAGCTTGTCTCCCTAAGACGTTTATCCGTTTCTGGTGTCTTTGTGAGATAGGCTGCTAAATCTTTAAACTCGCCTTTCTCATATGTGAGCTGGCAAATTACTTTCCCTTTCTTCCATGCCTTTCTTAATATCAAATCTGTGTCAGGTATTCTGTTAATTACCAAGTGAATATGCCACCCGTTCTTGTTTCCTACCTCGATGTTTCGTATCCATCTCACTTCATGTCCAGCTTTTCTATATTCTCTACGGATTACTCTCATAGTATCTGAAAAATCTTTCTTTGCTTCTGTCATATCAGTGGGACGTTCTTCTCTTTTGTATGTAAGACACACGAAGTAATCATTCTCTCTGAAATACTTTCTCAATCTTCTCCGGCAAGTTTTCTCCTTGTTCTTTCGATTAACCTCTTGCATTTGAAGAGGGGTAAGCTTCTTTTTCTTTTCTCTCTTCATTCCTGGGGAACGGTACTTGTAAGTGTGTCTTTCTTCTACCTCTATCGCATTCTTAAATTCATATATATTTTTGGTATAACTCATATCTTTTGGTCCTATCTTTAATACGTTTATCAAGGTTTTTACGGGACTTTCACCCGATTATATTTCTTGACATTATGGTCAGAAGATAGTACACTTTAGATACGGTTTTATAGCGTACCATCTTGGTATTTGCTACTAAGAGGAGTCAAATGTTTGACTCCTCTTTTTCATGCTATGATATAGGTTTGTTTAATCACTTTACTTTTATTCTTTGCATAATTTTCTGCTTCTGCCATTGTTCCGCAAAAACATTCTAAACTTCCATCTTTCCAGCGAATTATTTTCGCTGGGTTCTCTTTATTTTGTGGGTACTCCATTTTTTACATCCATCGCAATCCACCATTCCAGCGCTGCTTTCCGCTCTAAGAGGCGGGGCGATGTAGGCTGTAATTTAAGAGCAGATTCCGTCTGGTTGTACTTGTGTAATACAAAATTAATTACCATCTTTTATCCCCTCATCTATTAATTCTTCAAGGTATTCAATGCAACTTTCATATACCTCACGTTCCTCTTTCTCACCTGCATACATGCGAAACGCCTCATCAAATCCTTTTGTTTTATCAAATTTACCCACTGCAATATGTACATCCATGCCGTAATTATCGTAGGATAGTAATATTGCATTTCCTGCTTTCATTGCCAAACTAATCTTTCTGAATAAATATTCTGCATCTTCTGCATCTAACGGATCTTCTTCTTTTGGTTCGTTCTTTGCACCTAACAGTTCTCTCATCTGTCTTGTAAAATCTTCTTCGCAATCCATCTGTGGACATTCTTTCATCTGCATGGCATCTTCAAATGCCTCTTTCATTAGCCCATGCATCTCCTGTGGAATTGATTGTTTTATTTTCCAAGTTAATGTCATAAACTCTGGAATGTAATCCATATCATTTCCAGATACTTCTATAATTTTCTTTGCAAGATTTGCCTTAATCATAATTTTCTCCTTTTCTTTTCCTCTATCATGAGGTATACTTTAAGTGATTTATTTGCTATGTGCCTAACCGGGAGTTGCCGCTCCCTCAGGCACATTTTTTTATTTTGATTCTGCCTTTTGTAGACATTTCTCGATATCTTCCCCTTCGTATGTAAGCAAAAACTGGTCTAAAGCTTCCGGGCGCACCTTAGTACTCCCGATTTTAATACTCGGCAACAAGCCGGCATTAATTAATCTGTAAGCCATATTTGTGTTGACTCTCAACTCTTTTGCGACTTCTCTTACGGTTAATAACATTTATCTCTCCCTCCTTTCCTAGTCATTCTTGACTTTTCACTAATTCTCCAATATTCTTTCTATACAAATCTGGGATTCTCGTAAGCATCTTTGATTTCACATTTTCTTTGTTCCAAACAAAACTCAAAGTCGTTAGCTTTTTCAAGACTTTGACTAATCTGATAAACTGCAGCGTCTATTGTTTCCGAAGATGGTGCAGTTTTTTTCAATTCTTTTTTGAGAATATTGAAATGAATTATTGCATTTTGAATTTCTTTTTCCAAATCCCGAATGTTCAAGATTCGTTCTGATATGTAAATCAGGACTTTCCCTCCTCTCAAATATATTTATTGACATTTTTTTACATTTCCTATATCATATCTTTACAGGATGCTGCAACATCCGAGTAAAATGAAAGGAAGTGCAAAAATGACTCAAGTTGCTGAAAAATTATTAGAGTACATGCAGTCTGAATACGAATCACAAGGAACGACTCGTTTTACTGCTCAAGGAATTTTCCTTGAATCTAACATTGATTTTGGTGGAATCGATGCAATCACTCGTGCCGCAACCGAACTTGAAGAATGTGATAAAATTTCTTTTACCAAAGACTTTGGTACTGGCTTTAAATTACTCTAATCAACAACTGTGGCGGTCTTGTTCCATTAAGACCGCTTTTTTCAGCTCTTCTCTCCAGAACTTTGATACCCTTGGTGCCTTTCCTATCAAATCCTTAATAATATCCATATCTGCTTCCAAACGTGGAAGACCATCGTTTTCATCCGGATTATGCGAAAATTTAATACCGTTTATGCCATAAATATGGTAACCACCAATAACCAAAGATGTAGTATGCCCGTAGCACATAATAACTACATCTGGAAATGGAACTTCATGTTTTCTTCCATAAAGCACTGCTCCGCACTCTGGGCAGAAATTCCATGATTCTTTTATGTCGTGTTTACACTCTGGACAATTCATCCTTTTCTTCTCCTTTCTGATATTAAAACTTGTACTCTGGCAGATTAATCTTTCTTAAATGGATTTCTTCCAGAACGTACTTACAGCAATCAAAAGCTATTTCAGGCATTGAATCGACATTGTACTTTCTTAATACTTCGCTTAAATCCTCAAAGAAGTTTGGAAGTTTTCTGTTCAATGCCTGATTCAATCTCTCTTCGTCTCTAATATGTTTTTTTGCGTCTATGTTTCTCCCTCCTAACTACTGCTCTACCATGAAAAATAAATATAGATTCTATTAAAAAGCAATGGAATAGCCAAAACATATAATGCCATTCTTTGGTAAAGAAGCTCTTTGTAAGCATCATGCGATGGATGTTCTTTGTTTAATTTTGTAATTTTCCACGAAGTGATTGCAGCTTCTAAAATTAAACCTCCAATCGCCACCCAACGGGTTACATCTTTAAAAGTCATTGGTATTCTCCCTTCTAATCTCTATTGACTTTTTTCTGCTGAGAAAGATGACTTTCCACCTCTTTCCAAGCAGGTGACTCTGATAATTCGCACCAATCGCGGCCAGGAAGTTCAAAAGACACTACCACTTGGGAATCTTCTTGATTAACGTATCTTTTTTCAAACACTTGTACTTCTCGGTATTTTTTAAACCTTGGCTCCGGACGCAAAGTCTGGAGTTCTTTTCTTATGAGAACTAACTCGTTATAAATTTTTCTTAAAAACATATTGTTCCCTATCCTGCTTTCTCATTATCCCTAAGCATTGTTAAAATTCTTGACTTTTCATAAATTCTCTCATATTCTTTTTATACAGGACGCTGGCACGTCCGAGTATGAAAGAAAGGAGAGTTATATGCTAAAGATACTTTTGGTGTTTTTTATTGTTATATACATAGGCTCAATAATTTCTAATATTAGTAAAAATTTAAGAATGAAAAAATGTATGCAAGTTCTATCTGCATTTTTAGACTCCGGAAAACTTTCTTCCTATGGAATCCTTACTAAAAATGAGAATTTCTATGAATGCTTGGAAAATCTGCTTCAACAATACCCTGTTATTTGCGAATTTAGAGACTTCTATGATCCCTCTTTATCATACGAAAAAGACCTTGCCGAAACTTATGAAGCAGCTGCTAAACTATATCGCAATTTTCTTATGACACAGAATTTTCTTATAAACAATTTTTTCAATTCTTTAAATCCGATAAATACGCTAAGGAAAGCAATTACCTTTCCAAGTGCAGTTTTAAAATTTTTCGGTCTTACCTTAAACACTTATGTTTCCAGATTTTTTAATCTTATTGGCTGGTTAGCCGCCTATGTATTAGGAATGTATCAAAATGAAATAAAAGCTTTTCTTACCACTCTTATAAAACACTTTTGATGCATAAATATAACAACATATAAGTTTGAGAGTATTCAAAACTTCCTTCCAGCTTTCCTGTCGCTTTAAATATGTAACACAGGAGAACTGGGAGTAATATTGGTAATAATCTTTTTATTCTTTCCATCTCCTATCCTGCTTTCTCAGCCATCTTGTTTTCTTTGCTTTCACCTGCTATAATTTTCTTAACAAATGAAAGGAGACATAAGATGAAATACTTATTTTATATGGACTTGGGAACCGTCACTTGTGATTTGGAAACAGTTGAAAAAATATTAAAAGAAAATTCTAAATCCTTTTTACGAATTTCAGATAATTTATGGGCTTTAGATATTCCTAAATACTATCTTGGATTAAGTCCCATACCTGTTCCTAACCAATACTTTGACACACTGTTTGACGAATTTTTAAATGACAACAGCATATCTTTCATGCAAGCAATTGATTCTAATTATCAGGCCGCTTTTGTTCTCCCCGATGTAGCCAGTAACTTGCTTTTTGATGATGCTGAATAGTTCCCGTATCTAATTTTTGCAACACCTGTGCCAGTTGCTGGATAGCTTTCGCATCTTCTTTACTTAAAATATCTTTCTGGCACAGGATTGCTATCACTTCCTGTATTTCCGTTCGTACCATTTTAAGATACCATACGGCTATTTTTAGTTTAAATTCTGCCATATTACCTCCTAACTACTTATTTAGTTTAGTTTTCTAAACATTTCTGGTAAAAAAATATGTAGGAATCTCTGGTAAGTCAATTTTTAATATCTCACAAGATTTAAAAATCTCGTCTTGCGAAAATTCTGATTGATTATTTAATCTTTGGCTTAAAGAAACTCTTCCTATTCCCAATTTTCCAGCAAATACAGCCTGTGTTCCACACATTTCCTTGATTTTTCCGCGGAGCTTATCATATTTCCACTCCATATTTTCACCTCCTTACTTAGTTTAGTTTTCTAAACTATTTTTAGCATATCACTCTTTTTCTGTCTTGTCAATATCTTTTTTTAGTTTTCTAAACAATTTATCTGTTTTTTGTATAAAAATGTTGCGTTTTCTAAACAATCATGTTAATATAATTTTACAAGGAGGGCACATGATGAGTACAACTTCAGAAAGAATTAAAGAGGGAATGGCTCTTAGAAATCTTAAACAAGCCGACCTCGTCGAAAAAACCAAAATAAGCAAAGGGGCATTAAGTTCTTACGTTTCCGGCAGATATGTTCCCAAGCAAAATAATATTTATTTAATTGCCAAAGCTTTAGATGTGAATGAAGCTTGGCTTATGGGCGCAGATGTTCCTATGGAACGAAATACCAACGGACATACTCCACTCGAATCTAAAATGCTATCCTCTTTTTCTTTATTAAGCGAAAAAAACCAAAAGAAAAGTATCGCTTATACGGATAATTTATTATCAGCTCAACGCATGGAAGATGAACTTCTTGCCGCCCACCAGCGTACTGATATAGAAGTGACTCCAGAAGGGATACAGAATGATTTAGATATTATGAATGATGAGGATTTATGGAAGTAAGAAAGGAGGTATATATGGATACAAATGAATTAGTAGAACGACTACTTGATAAATCAAAAGAAGCTTTTGCAATGGCTATTGAATTGTACAACAAACCCACTATTCATTACCGAGTAGAAGGATTTGCAATGTTTATTTGTAATGCATGGGAATTAATGCTAAAGGCACATATGTTAAAGAAAATGGGTAACAAGAGTATCTATTACAGAGATAATACTGATCGAACATTAAGTTTAGAAAATTGCATTCAGAAAGTATTTACCAACAACAAGGATCCTCTTCGGTTAAATCTTGAAAAAATTGTAGAATTGCGTAATACAAGCACTCATTTTATAACCGAAGACTATGAAATGGTTTATGTTCCTTTATTTCAAGCCTGCATACTAAACTTTAATGAAAAAATGATGACTTTCCATCAAATTGATATGACTAAAGTTATACCTCAAAACTTTTTATCTTTATCTGTAAGCATGAAAGCTTTAAGTGAATCTGAAATTGTTGCGAAATATCCGGAAGAAATTGCAAAGAAAATTTTAGATATGAAGAATAATGTGGATGCACTATCAATTGAAAATAATAATGCTAAATTTGCAATAAGAATCGATCATTATCATTACATAACAAAGAATAAGGATAAAGCCACCTCTTTTGTAAAAATAGATAATACCGCTGATGCCAATGTTAAAATCATTAAAGAATTAAAGGACCCAAACAAGACACATAACCTAACCGCTAAAGCCTGTATTTCTAAAATAAGAGAGCGTTTATCCAAGGACCATATTGAACTTTACTATAATGGAAATATTGTAAGATTTTCAAGTTTTCATTTTACAAATTTTTGTAAATATTTTAACATCAAAGAGAATGAGCGTTTCTGTTATGTGCATAAGCAATTTTCTCAACCACAGTACTCTTATTCATTGCAAACCATTGAATTCATAATTGATGAGCTTGAAAAAGATCCGGAGCATATATTGGATAATATAAAAAAATAAGCTAACCCCAGGGGCAAAGGAATTCTAAGCATTGTGCCTACTCCCATTCGGGAACCCAGCCTTATCCATCACGAGTTAACTTATCTGTATTATATATTATTCCAATCAAATTGTCAATTATGCATATTTTCTGAAATTTGATATTGTTATAATAGAATTTTCTCAAGAAGGAGGAGTTTTAAATACCGCAACTTCTTAGAATCGAGCCGTATAGTAGTTATTTTTGCTGATAAAACAACAGATGAAATGGAAAGGTGGTGTCTCACTTGACATATGAACAACTTTTAGATTCTGCCGATCAGGAAGGACTGGCAGTAAAAGAACAACCGCTCTCTGCTCATGATGGCTTGATCAGAGGCAAACGTATCGCAATTCGTAAGGACATTCCCACCCAGGTAAAGAAAGCCTGTGTTCTTGCAGAAGAATTAGGGCATCACTACACAAGTACCGGAAATATTTTAGATCAGACAGAGCTAGAGCACGTAAAACAAGAACGAAAAGCCCGGATGTGGGCTTACAACAAACAAATCGGATTATCCGGTATATTATCTGCTTACAAATATGGCTGTAGAAATCTACACGAGATGGCGGAACATTTAGATGTTACAGAAGCTTTT